AAATAGTTTAGGTATTCCCGCAACTGTTATTCGTTCTGATGAGCAAATAGCGCAGATCAGACGGCAACAAGCCGAACAACAGCAACAAGCGGCACAGCAACAAAATGCGATGGATACGGCTGAAACAGCAAAGAATGTAGCGCCTCTTGTAAAAGCTTTAGGCGATAGGAATTAAAATGCAGCTGGATGATCTCAAGCTAAGTTATCGACGGTGTTTTGATACAGATGATGGGCGTATTGTATTAGAAGATTTAAAAAAAAGATTTTCTTTTTATCAAACAACGCATCAGATAGGCGACTCCCATGAGTCTGCTTTTTTAGAAGGACAACGATTTGTTGTGTTAACTTTAATAAACTTAATGAAAGAAAAAGGAGAAATCAATGAATGAAGCCGTGACAACTCAGGCAGCCCCTGAATCACAACCTACAGCAGCCCCTGCAACAGCCCCTATACAAGCTACAGAGGTTGCCCCAGCTGTTTCGTTTCGAGAAAGTCTACCCGAAGATTTACGAAATAATCCTTCATTGAAAAACTTTAATGATATTGGCGGTTTGGCAAAATCGTACGTTCATGCACAACGCATGATTGGCGCAGATAAAATTGCCCTTCCCAATCAAAACTCAACTGATGAAGATTGGACAACTGTTTATAATAAATTAGGACGACCACAAGAAAGCACAGGTTATGAAATTACAGTTCCTGATTTTTTTGAGGAACAAGGATTTAAAAATGCCATACATGGCGCGGGTTTAAATCAAAATCAAGCACAAAAAATAAGTGAATATATGAACGCTCAACAAACTGCTGCTGTCGAGCAAATGCAGCAAACGCAAGATCAGGCACGCCTAGATTTAGAAACGAATCTTAAAAAACAATTTGGAAAGGATTACGAAAATAGAGTGCAAAGAGTACAAGCCACCGCGAAATACTTATTTGGAACAAAGGGAGAAGCGGGTCATGCAGATAATATTTTTAGTAATATTATCCTCGCTGATGGCAGGAGGCTTGGCGATCATCCTGATATTTTTGATATGTTTCTTGATCTTAGTGACCATATAAGTGAAGATCAGCTTGAAGGTGTAACAAGTGAATCAGCGATGACACCTGAAGATGCGCAAGAAGAAATAAACTCAATTACAGCTGATCCTAAAGGTCCTTATTGGAATAACAAACA